TACCATTTAAAGATACTTAGATTTGACACCGAGTACATATTTGGTGTCCATGATTTTAATATTTTAATCACATACAAAATGAAAATTTTAAATCTTTTTTAAATATACAACACAATTTTTTATGAGTACATTCGAATACAGTACCCTATCTTCTGTGGGTACACCTTACTGGTGGTATAATGAAGAATCCAAACAAATGCTTTCAGGTGGATATCTTCAACAAGGAGAATCAGTTGAAGATGCTGTGGAAAGAATCTGCCAAAGTGCAAGTAAGAGACTTTATAAACCAGAACTTAAAAATATCTTTAAAGAGATGATTATTAAAGGTTGGATTTCATTCTCTTCACCAGTTTGGGCAAATATGGGAACAAGTAGAGGTCTTCCTATTTCATGTTTTAATGTTTATATCCCAGATGATATTGTGGGTATTTCTGATAAACTTTCTGAGATAATTGTGCAAACTAAAACAGGTGGAGGAACATCTGGCTATTATGGGGATGTTAGAGCAAGAGGTTCTAAAATTTCAGGAAATGGTACAGCCACAGGTTCTGTTTCATTTATGAACATTGTAGACACTATCATGGGTAATGTTTCACAAGGGTCTGTAAGGAAAGGCGCTTTTTGTTCTTATCTTCCAATAGATCATGGAGATATTGAAGAATTTTTACAAATTAGAAATATAGGTAATCCAATTCAAAATTTATTTACAGGTGTATGTGTATCTGACTCTTGGATGCAGGATATGATAGATGGTAATGAGAAAAATAGAGAAATCTGGGCAAAAGTCTTAAAATCCAGAAAGGAGACAGGAATGCCGTTTATTGTTTTCTCAGATACTGTAAATAATAATAAACCAGAAGTTTATAAAAAACATTCACTTACTATAAATGGAAGTAATCTTTGTTCAGAGATTATGCTCCCAAGCACAGAAGATGAATCATTTGTATGTTGCTTGGCTTCTATGAACCTTGAACTTTATGATGAATGGAAAGATACAGATGCTGTCTATTATGCCACTTTCTTCCTTGATGCTGTAATGGAAGAATTTATAAGAAACAGTAAAGGAAAGAAACATCTTGAAAATGCCAGAAGATTTGCAAAAAGACATAGAGCCTTAGGTCTTGGAGTACTTGGTTATCATTCTTACTTACAGAAAAATGGTATTCCTTTTGAAAGTATGATGGCAAAAATGTTCAATGCTGAGGCATTTAGAAGAATCCAATCAGAATCACAGAGAGCATCAAGAGACCTGGCAGAAATTTATGGAGAGCCTGAACTTCTTAAAGGAACAGGACTTAGAAATACTACTACAATGGCTATTGCTCCTACAACTTCATCATCTTCTATTCTTGGACAAACCAGTCAAGGAATTGAGCCTTTTGCTTCTAATTATTATAAAGTAGGACTTGCCAAAGGTAATTTTATGAGAAAGAATAAGTATCTGAAAAAACTACTTGAAGAGAAAGGTAAAGATACAGAAGAAGTTTGGAGAGATATTATGCTTTCTGATGGTTCTGTTCAACATCTCGATTTCCTTTCTGATGATGAGAAAGCAGTATTTAAGACTTTCAAAGAGATTGCACCTATTGAAATTATTGTACAGGCTGGACAAAGACAGAAATATATCGATCAATCTCAATCTTTAAATTTAAATATACCACCTAATGTCCCTGTTAAAGATGTAAATGCTATTCTTATAGAAGCATGGAAAGTAGGTGTAAAAACACTGTATTATCAAAGATCAAGTTCAGTATCTAAACTTGTATCTCAACAATTTACAGCAACTTGTAGCAGTTGTGAAGCATAAAAATTAGAACTTTTAAATTTTTGTGAGTATATATGAGGAGATGAAAACCTTTAAGGTTCATCTCCTTTTAATTTTTTAAAATATGAAGCCACTTAAACTTACAGATAATCTTTTAATTACATATCAAGGAAAAATTCATTCACTTCCTGTACTTTGTGTAATAGATGATCATTTTATGATTATTGTAGATATGGTTGAAGGTAATGAAATAGAACTCTCTGATGATGCTTATGATTATTATAATAAGAGATTTGAACATGAAGTAAACTTGGGAAACATTATAGACCCAGATGAATAAAATTTAAAAAGAGACAATGGACTATCAACTTATACTAAGAAATCTTGGATATGAACTTCCAATAAAAAATCTTGATATAACACCAATTACTGTAACTGGATCTACTACTGTACTTTCTGTTACAGATACAGAAACTGGGGAGAACTCAGTTTATGTTACAGGAAAACTTAGAGGACTTGTTCATGTTAGTGGCTCCGAACTTATACCTAAAATAGATGATGATGGAAAGAAAAATGAAAAGGAAAGTCTACCTAAAAAAGAAGATGAAAAAATTTCTAATGAGACAGAGGATACTAATTCTGTCTTAGAGGATACAGAAACTCAAAATTCAATTATAGAATCTACCCAGCATGATGTAAAAGACCCACAGGTAGATACTAATAACCAAGAAGAAATTTCAGAGGTAGATCTTGATCTCGGTTCTACTTCTGAATTTCTTTTAGAACTTGAAGATGGTAAAATAGAAAGAGTACCATCTACAACTGATATTTCAAAAATGAATGGAGGTGTTATCACAATGAAAATAAAAAGTCTTCGTAAGAATTATGGAGAAAATATAAAAATTTTAAATACCTGCGTTCCAGAGAAATATAGATAGATAAAGGAAATCATTCCTCTTAAATAAATCATAATTTTTCTAATTGCACAGATTCCTGGTTAAAACTTTGTTATCGCCCACCTATAAGGTTGCTTACTACACAAAGTTAATCAGGAATCGCTTTATTTAGGATCTTCCAGGTAATTTATTTTGTTTCCAATTCCTTTGATAGATTCAAGTATATTTTGAACTACATATTCAATCTTTGAAAGGAGTCCTACTATGAAATGATTACCAAGAAGTACATTACTTACAGTTTTAAGAAGTATTTTACCCTCATAATCATATCTCTGATTTTTAAGTTTATCCTTTCTATTCTTTATTGGTGCTATATCTTCAAAACTTCCAGCCATAAGGTACATATATTTCAGATATTTACCTTGATACTAATGGATTATACAGAGAACTTACTTCAGGAACTTGCAGAACTTAGAGATAAGAAACAAAGTGAAAAAGAACTTCCATCTATGAGATGTGCTACTGTGCACCCTCCACAGGTTCTTCCAGATTTCTGTACTCCTGAGACTCCAATCAGTAACTTAGATACTTCTAAGGAAGAAAGAGAGAACTCACTTCTTTCACTTGAAGAAAAACTTAAAACTAAAAGTCCATCTTTACCTAAAGATATAAAAGAAAATATATCTCCTGCTCTCCTGGGTACTCTTTCTGACAAGAATAAATCCTGTACACTTTCTTATTCTGATGATATCCTTAGAGAGGTAGAATTTGTAAAGCAAAATACAAATGTTTGTGTAAATTTTTTACAGAATATAGAAAATGAATATGCTCATTTCTTAAATTCTTATTATAAAATACTACTTTATCTAATTTATACCAGAAAAGAGAGGGTAAATTTTAATCTTTTTAGAGATAAAATGCCAATTTCTATCTCTCAGGTTGGTAAAATCTTTAAAGATTCTATTCTTCATGTAATTAGTGATATAGAGCAGGGTAAAATAGAAATCATTTATAAAGATAGAGATGCAACGCTAGTCCAATCCAGACTTGTACAGGATATAAGAGGTAGACAAGTACAGGCAAAAAATCAAATGTATAATTTAATACATTCTGTACAAGGTGTTGAAAATCTTTCCAAGAATATAGAAAATTTGATAACTTCTGAACTTAAGTATATTCCTGGTAGAGTATCTGAATATTCTTCCTATGATTATCATGACCCTGGACATCTTGATCTAAGTTCTGAGTACTTAAGTATTCAAACATTTCTTCAAAGACTGGATATTACATTTGATACTCTAAATCCAGATAAGGTAAAAGAAGATCTTTTAAAAAGAATAAAGAAGATACCTATGTGTGGAGTTGTTCCAGAGTTTCCAGATATGCCAAGTCTCCCAGATATTAAACCGAACTTTTCAAATCTTGGACTTTCATCTTATTCTTCTTCAGATATTTCAAGACTTCCATATTGGGTACAATTTTCTATTGGACTTAATACTATTGCCCTACAACCTAAATATTGGACAGTTGGACTGATTATAGGAACTAAAAGAATAAAACTACCAATTGTGTGGATTCCACTGGTCTGTATCCCTACACCTGTTTGTATTTTTGTTCTCTGGCTTACTATTAATGGTATTGTAGTTTTTCCAGTTCTTTATACTCTTAAATTCTTTCCACTTGGAGATTCTGATAGCGAACTTACTACACTCTTTAAAGGAGGTAAACAACTTATAAAGACCAAAACTACAAGTAAGAGTTTTTCACTTCCTATCTTTGGGGGAATAGATGTAAATCCAGAGATATCTTCAAAAACTCCATATAACATAGATGATTTACCTATACAGGAGAGACTTGGACTTGGAAATCCTCCACATGTAGAATTTTTAAACAAGTGGTGCAGTACCGCTAAGCCCTATATGGGACTCTAAGACAAAGTACATAGAGGAAATTTTTCTGATATGACCAGTTCAAGACTTGCTATTACTGATTTCTTACTTCTTGAATATAATTATTCAAGTGGTGTTTCTTTATCTTCTGAATTTGATTACTCTGTCGTAAGATCTGCTGATGACAATTTTACGCAGATAATTGAAAATACAAATAAAACAGATAACAATGTAGATCTTGAACATAGTGTAATTCAAGTAGGTACAACACCAAGATTTGCTGGAAGATCTATTGGAAGTCTTGAATCTGAACATTCAAACACATTACTCATAAACAAGTATTCATTCCTTAGAAGTACCACTATTCCTATGAATACTGTGAGGCTTTATTTAAAGAGTGGATACACATTTACAGAAGATATAAAAGGATTTCTACTTGAAGTTGCACTTAAAAATGAAAATGGAGGTAAATTCAAACTTTGTCATTTTAAATTTACAAAAGAAGATTACTCACTTATCAGATATCCAAAAACTCCTATAATAATCAGTGAGGTTGTCTATGATTCATATCTGGAAATAAGAGTACCTGCTCCTGTCTATGTAAGTACAGAAAGTATGCCATACGCACAGGATCTTTCACTTGGTACACTTGAAAGAAATATTTATATTTCTATAAGTACTATTACAAAAGAGGTTATTTCTCCTGCAAATACTGGAGTCTCTTATGAAATTGGAGATACAAAATCTGTTGTACTTTCTGATATAGAACCAGTAAGTTCGGTTACTGCAAATCTTTTGGAGAAAAATGGATACTTTGAATACTTTGGAAGTACTACACTTCCTGATTATTCTTTTGAAGACTACATTTATGAAATAATGGGTACAGGAGTAAATCTAATGATTACACATACCTTAAATGTTTATGAACATACTGATGGAGAAAATGTACTTACTTCTTCTATAACTACACTTCAAACATCTAATTTCCATAAAAACTTTAAATTTAAACCTATACTTGAATATCCTGATGTACTTCGTGCAATATCTGTGGATTATATAATGAATATTCTAAATACAAAAACTGGACATTCTATTGTAAAATCAGCATCACTTACAACAGAGAAGATAGGAAATTTTAAAAATACATCTACTACTCTCAGACTTTCTGGAGATGTTTATTCTCATAAACTTTACCTACCTAAAAGTGAAACTACTTCTGTAAATCTCTTTGAGAAGCCTACTGAGAAGCCAGGTTCTGTAATTACCCCAATTTATATTAATGTAAATGTTATAGATACACTTACCAAAGAAGAAAGTCACATTACTATAAATCCAGGATTTACCACCAATCATAAATTTACTCTTGTAAGTAAGCAAGATAACATGATTAAACCTGTGGAACTGGATTCTATAAGCAATTATTATATGGTACTGTTTGGTGCAGATGATAAAAAGGTATTCATTCCAGAATCTAAACTTTCTGGGATATCAAGGACATCTGGGGAACTTCTTTTCTCTATTCCAGAGAATGTATCTTCTTCACTTTCTTCTGCTACAAATCATAAATTTTACATAGTATCTAAAAGTCCATCGGTAGCAGATACAGTACTTACGCAGGGAACTTGGGAACTTAAATAAATCTTTTTAAATGGAATACTTAGGAAAAATACTCGATATAAATGATCCTCTTCATAAGGGAAGATGTAAAATACTTGTATATGGAATTTTTGGTACAACTAAACTTGAAGATATCCCAGTTGAAGATCTTCCCTGGGCATATCCAGAAGTACCTATTACTTTTGGAAATAAAGGAGGAGGACAGATTTCTATTCCTAAAAAAGATCAGATAGTAAAGGTTAAATTTCCTACAGATTCCATCTATCATCCTGTCTATACTTCTATTGAAGAACTTGCAGAGGATATGATAGATGAAATGAAGAAAGATTATGAGGGATTCCATTCTCTTCTTTATGATACGACAGGTAGTATTAAAATCTACTTTGCCAAAGGTACAGGACTTATGATAGATCATGGAACATCTATCCTGAATATTAAACCAAATGGAAATATTGTGATTAATCATTCAGGATCTTCTTCTACTATAGAACTTGCAGGAGATACTATTTCTGTTACCAGCACTAATGCTGTAAATATTTCTACACCAAATACAATTACTTCAAACAGTAATTATGTCCATGTCAATGGTAGTACAACTGATGTAGGTGCAAATCCGATATATTCTGCTGTAAATGGAGAACCTCTGATGTTACTTCTGAAAGCAATGGCAACTGCTATCGATCAAAGTAAATTTCCTATATCAAATGGAGCATTTTCACAGATGGTACAAAGTGCAGAAAGTTCTATTCTTTCATCTACTGTAAATACAACACCTTAGAAGAGAGTACTGGGCTTTTTATTTTCTTTTTTAGATTTTTTACTTTCTGCTTCTATTTTTAAAAATCCTGTATCTTTTTCTATTACTCCAGATCTGGCTTCTTTTGATAGTTTATCAGCCATCTCATTATACTCATTTCCAGAATGACCCTTTACCCAAGACAGGGTAATTTTATTTGTAAGAACACCAAGAAGTTTTCTCCATAGATCTGGATTTTTAATACCTTCAAAATTTTTACTTTTCCATTTGTATATCCACCCCAGATTTATGCTGTCTGTAATATATTTGCTATCTGTAAAAATTTCTACTTTTACATCTTTATCTTTATAAATTTTTATGGTCTCTATAACAGCCATGAGTTCCATTCTGTTATTTGTGGTATATTCAAAGCCTTTACTTATAAGAATTGGACTTTTATCTTTTCTAAGAATTACAATACCATAACCACCTATTCCCGGGTTATGAGTACAACCACCATCTGTATAAACTGTTACCTGTTCCATGTTCTTTCTAAATAATATTTTGAGTCTTCATAACCTCCAGTTTCCATATTGAACACTTTACTTACTTTCGAAATAAGAACAGGAGAATGAGTAGCAATAATGTACTCTGTACCGTGCTCAATTGTACTTCTTATAATTTTTACAAATTCTTCTACTTTCTTTATGGAAAGTCCAGAATCTGGCTCATCCAGAAGAATCAGATTACCCGAGTGATTTTTTATACTTTCAAGAATAGGGAAAAGTTTTTCTCCATGACTACAAGTTAGAGTACTTTCTTCACTGTTTAAAATAAGAAAATCTTTAACTATCTTTCCGATTTTAAGTTTTTCTTCATTAGAAATTTCTATATTGTTTACATATTGTAAAAAGAAGTCCAGTATTTCATAGTTTCTTGTTCTTGGATTTCCAAGTTCACTGTCCCACCAAATAATATTTTTACATGTTCTGTTTATTAAAGCAGCAGGGTCTTCTGTTGCTATAAGTTTAAGCATAGTACTTTTGCCTACTCCTATATCTCCAACTAGTACAGTAATAGGTTCTGTAAAGTTGAAAACTTGACCAGGAAGAAATGGGAAAGCCGAATGATTTATTGTAACTGTTGTCATCTTTAAAGAACATGTTTTAGATAATATTTATACCTTTAAATATAAATTTCCCTTTCATAGGATATATACACTGATTATCTAAAATATCTGGTTTATGCTACTTCCTGTAAATATGAATAAAGTTTCGAACTCTGAGAAATATTCTTCTCTACTTAGGGGTACTGTAACAAGTACATTACCTCTTGGATCGGATACAAATTCTCCACAGGAAAGCCAGATAGATCCAGTTACACTTACAAAGAACAAGTATAGGAACTATGAAATCGGTTCAAAATCTGGATATTCTATTCAAGATCCAAGTACACTTGGAGTAGATGTTCTTTTTAAATTTGGTAACAATTCTCCACTTTTTAATCTTCAAGAAGAGAATCCAGATTCCTCACTTCTTGGTAGTGGAGGTAGTGCATATCATTATCTTATGCAAATTGGAGAATATGATAGAGCAGAGGCACTTAAAAATTTAGTTTATCACTTAAATTTCCTGAATACAACTCCATATCTCTTACAAGGTGTTACAGGTCTTTCTACTGTATGGAATAGAAGCTCTCGGCTTAATTTTGCTTCTCCTACAGATGAAGAGGCTGTACTTACATGTAAATATTGGGATACAGTAGATCTTAAACTTGGACTACTTATCGATCTCTATCAATATATCACATATGATCACATCTATCATAGACAAGTACTTCCAGATAATCTTTCTAAATTCTCTGTAGATATCTTTGTTTATGAAGTTGGGAAATATAGTACTTATATTCCAAATAATGATGAGTTTGTAAATAGAAAGGAAACTACACTTAAAGAAGAACTTCTTGATTTTTCAAGCAGTGTACAAGCCCCAGGCACTGATGCTACTACACCTATAACACCTATTCTTTCTGCTTATAAATTTACCTTTATGGATTGTGTTTTAAAACTTGAGGGAGTATTTCCTGATCAAATTGATAATACAACTCCAAAAGTAAATGAAGTAGAACTTAAAATTGTACCATCAAGATTTAAAGATTCTTCAACTCTTTCTGTCCTAAATCTTGAATCTTTAATTAAAGAAACCACAACCAACCAAGAATTTTCATCTATTCTTTCTGGGGGAAATGCTAAAACCAGATTTGGAAAGATAATGAATACTCTTGGTAAATCTCTACTTAAAACTGCTATCAAGCAAGGTAAAGCCCTACTTAAAGACACTGTTAAAAATAAGATTAAACAGCAAGGTCAGAAAGCAGATCTTTCAAAGACTCATTCACTTGAATATAAAAATGTCTTCTTTGAAGAACTTGAACCAAAAAGATCTACTTCTCTTGTAAAAGGTGTCATTAGACAAGCCAGTGGAGGACTACTTGGTAGAAAATCTTCTCATTCTTCTCCATCTCATTCATATTCTTCTATTATAGCAGAAATTAATATCAGAACATCTAACATGGGAGCAGACAGGAAAAATCAACTTGACTCTGAGTATACTACCTTACTCTCATATATGCAGAACAACACCACCAAACACAAAGAGACTGTACTTTCTAAAGTTGGTGGATTTGCAAAGAATGTACTTAAATCCACACTTTCTGATAAAAAGGTTCAATCCTCTCTTATGTCCCATATCTTAGGAAAAAGATAAAGTACATACATGTAAATTTTTAATCTTATGTCTTCTATTCTTTTACCATTGGTACAAGATGAATCTACAATATCCACTCCACTCTTGGGACATGCATATGTATATGTAAATAAAGATAATAAGGTCTGTATAAAATCAGATTCTGGATCTACCCAAGTATTGGATTTTTCAGCTGTCGGTATAGTAGACCATATTTCTGTACCTTTAAATTCTACTACTGTTCGTACACCTATAAAATCTGGATCTACTGTACTTGTTACAGAACTTCCAGTTTTTCAAGATATTCAATCACTTGTAGAACTTCCTATTACTTTCAGAGTAGTAAATTCATCAAGTGGAGAATACTTCGATACTACATTTTATGGTAATGGTAGACAGGTAGGTAATAAAAATATAAGCAGTTCAAGAATTGCTACAAAACCACTTGGATACAATACACTTCCTGTTACTGCTACAAATCAAGAATCTGTAAACCTCGCTATTGATGACAAACTTACAGAACTTGCGAGGAAGATAGGTTCGGCGTCTTCTCCAACTTCACTTTCACTTACTTTTGACTCTGCTACAACTACTATAAATCTTGTAGGTTCTGACTCTGAAGTTATTTCATCTATATCACTTCTTCCACTTCTTTCAAAGATTGATATTAGATATGACAAGACAACCAAATCTTTACAAATTTATGATAAGAAAGGAAATAAACTTGATGAAGATATTCCACTTACAGATATTATATCGGGCGTAGTTACTGGAGCAAATTGGGACAGGGGAAGCAAAGGAAACCTTGTTTTTGTCTCTTCATCTGGGGAATCCCTGTTCAGTGTTTCCCACAGTATAGAAAATATAGAGGGACTAGGAGAGAAATTCTCAGAGGTAACTTCTGAGGTAGAAAATGTAAAGAGTAATGTATCTGCTCTAAGTTCTACACTTATGGAACTTAAAAATAATGTACAGGGTCTATCTGGAAGTGTTGGTGGACTTAGAGGTCTTCAACTTTCTTTCAATCCTGCTACAAAGAGTTTAGAACTTAAAGATTCTTCTTCTACTCTTATTACATCTGTATCTATGCAATCTCTTGATGATGAGGGTACAGATCTTAAATATAACTCAGAAACTAAGGAAATAGAACTATATAACGGACAAGGTATTAAACTTGATTCTATCTCTGTATCTGATTTTGTATCTGGAATGGCTACCGAAATAGAAGTAAATGGTACTCGTATAAATCTTAAAGATTCCTCAGGTACTACTATTTCATCTACTATTATTAAAGTAGAAAATATAGAGGGACTTGAAAATAAGTTAAATACTAAACTTGGTGCACCTCAAATACCTGCTGGAAGTATTCCAAAATGGACAGGTTTTGCATTTGAATCTTCAAAAATTACAGATACAGATACTGGAATTTCTCTTACAGGAGGAATAAATCTTTCTTCTACTCCTGCGTACGATACCAATGATTCATTCTCTGGAATTTATAAAAGAGAAAATGAACTTGTTTATAAGAAAAATCCATATCTTTCTTATTCTCTTACAGGACTTGGATATAATAGAAGAATAGATCTTATAAAAAATGGATATTCATTTGATATTAGAGAAGAAGATCAAAAAGTAAAGAATTTTGATGTTCTTTTGGACATTTTTACTCCTACTTCTTTTGGACACTCACTTAAACATATGATCAGAGAATCTTCTGATATAAGTCCAATTAAAGGACTTTATCCACATATGCTTGGAGAGGGTGCAATGTTCAGATTTAAATCAAAAGTAAAAGAAACTGATAAACACTTTGGTACTTATGGAATATTCTTGGGATCAGATGGTAGAATCCACACTAGATCACAAAGTACCAGAACATATTCTGCAGAGACCCTACCTACTGTCGCTACCCAAAATGGAGACACTTATGAAAACTGGAATACAGTACTGATGTACGATCCAGATCTTGGAGTATATGTAGGAGACAATGTTATAACCAGTGATGTTGCTATGCCTCCACATTTGGCTCTCCACTTTAAAAATGATGTACAGAAAGGAGTTATTTTATCTCCAAAGATGTCACAGGCTATGCTTTCTGAACTCTCTACAAAAATAAATGGAGATACAAGACTCAATGGTATGGTAGTCTATAACAAAGATATACAGGCTTACCTCCAATTTAAAAATGGAAATTGGGTTCCACTTGGATCTGATAACAACATTTATTCTGTAGATGGTACTGTATCCTCAGATAGGGTTGTATCTATGAATGGATCTCTTGAGTTTAAAACTAATGGTAATAAATTCAAAATTTCTGGACTTAAACAGGTTACCTCAGGAGATGATCTAACTAAATTCTCTGCTGTAGTAAGACAAGACCCAGAGACTAAGGAACTTGCCACAGGTAATGCAGTAGAGATAACACTTACGCACCCAGATACTATACATGTGGAAACAGGTATCCAGAATGTCAATATAAATGTTACAAATAGTGTTGTTACTACTACTGTACCTGTCCACCCTGCTGAATATAAACAATATAAGAAAATAATGAAGAAATATCTCACATACAATTTTACACAAATAGAGAATTTTACATATACTCCTATAAATCCAACTTATACAGAAAACCTTATATTTGAAACTGTGGATCATGCTCTCTATGGAAAGACTGCTATTATAAATGAAAAAATAACACCAGCAAAACCACAGGTAATGTCTACTGCAGGTAATATTCTAAGTATGTTACAGATAGGTGGAGAATATCAGGTTCAAGATGGTATGCTCTTTAAATTTACCTTACACAACTTCAATAACAGATATCACTTTGATGATTTTGTAGTAGAAAATGAAATAGGAGATAGAACTACACTCTTTACTCTTGGATCTAATAACCAATATGTTGCAAATTACATTACTCCAAGTGGAATATTTAACAATAGATTTGATGCTTCTCCAGAAGTACAGATTATAATGTATTATTACAATAAGAAATTCTTTATTACTTGTGTATATGGTGGAGGTATCTCTCATAAGCATTGGGTACAACCTGTGGAGAACTTAACTACCAAGTTTAAGCTTAAATTTATAATTAAAACTTATGATCATTCAAGTTATCTGTCTGTTATTGGTATTTCTGGAAAATATACAGTTATTCCATCCAGTGACCTTACTATAATAGACAGTAACATAGATTATACAGAAAGACTACATGATCTGGATGATAAGACAAGATTTACTCAGATGACAAAGACTGACTTTGATATTATAAAAGAGTATCCATCTGCACCAAATCAGATTACTCTTACTCCATCAGGCGTATCTCTTGTGCCAAATTTAAATCCATCAGGTGTTCCTGTTCAATCCCTGTTTGAAACTTTAAAATCTAAGATAGAACTTCCAGGAGATAAAGATTGGGTACTTTCTTATACCTTAAACACTATTCTTATTAATGGTATTCCATTTTGGAGAATGGGACTGGGTACAGGAAATGCACCAACTCTTGGAGTACTTCAATCATTTACTTCTTCTACAGGATTTTTCTACCTCAATGGTACACAATTTGCCTATAATGTAGTAAATTCTACTGTAAATGTTACATATAAGAAAGTAGCAAATTTACTCTTGGTTACTTTTACTACACCTAATGCTACCATTGGTAATACAAAGGAATATCTTATTCCAGATCATTTACTTACTGCAGATAACAAATTTAAGTTTATCTTTAATACAGAGACTAAACTTCCACAATTTAATTTAACTTACCCAGAATACTTTATAAAACCTTAAAAAGATATGAATAAACGAAGCATAATACCACCACAAGTACAGGCTCTTCTTGATACCATTAATAAGGAAGAGATGGTGTTTTGTAAGCAAGAACTTGCTCCACATCCACTCTTTCCACATCTGTCCAGGTATATTGAAGTATACAAGATTACCCCAGATTTAACTACTAAAAATACACATATCCTGTATAGACAGGTAGGTATAGATTCTATGGGAGAAAGAGTTACATTACCTCTTCAATGTCCAGATTGGTACATGTCAGATACTACATGGAGTTATCTTAGAGATCCTAAAACTTTTGAAATCATAAAAGTACCTGAGGAAACTTTGGAAATTGTATATGGAGATGATGGACATCCAGTTCTACTACCTAATGGTACTCCAAAGAGAGAATGGAAAGTAACAGGAGAAACTATTATTCCTGTCAATACTCACATTTATCTAAAATTCTTACTTAGAAATGGAGTTCCTTTACTTTCATTACTTGGAGATTACTTGGCTATCTTTATTTCAGAGAATATAGATGCTCTAAATAAAACTAAGTAATCTTGGTATTATAAAATATCCCAAATGTTGGTTTCTATATCAATACATATTACAAATTTTTTGTCTTTGTAAAAATATGGAAACTAACATTTTAAGTATTAAAACAGCCTTTTCCACAGCCTACCTATCTGTGATGCTTACTACCAGTGCAATTAGCACAGTAGAACATGCTATGATTTACGATCCATATTTCTACTTATTTTTTGTGGGTGGTCTTCTGTTTTCTATTCTTAGTGATTATGATGACCCAGTAAGAAAGAAAAATCTTACTTTTAAATCAATAGTTACTTCTGTTGTAATTACATCAATTGTATCATTTCTTTCTATGTTTGCATATTCTGAAGGATATGTAAATAAATTTGTACTTTACCTTATTATTACTATAATGAGTGTATTTGGTCATGCCATTATTATTAAGTATAGAACACCACTAATCGATTCAAGTGGTAAGGAACTTACTAAACTTCCAAAAACAGCATCTAAATTTATAAACAGAAGACTTGGTGTAGATGATACACCAGATCCTGCTGAAAATGAAAGGCAAAATGAAGAAGTATCAAATAATCCATAACTTATTTTTTATAATTTTTTAAACATGGACACAAATACAACAATACAAGCCCTGGGACTGGAAAAGACAGACATAATATATGTAGACAGTATGATTCAATACACAATTCTTATACTTTCGTATGCTCTACTTCTTAGAATGGCAATTGCTAAGAAAAATGTTCTAAGATATTATATGAATTCTACTAATTGGTTACTTATTTTTGTAATCCTCTATTCTGGAACAAATATAGTACTCTTGCTCTTGGGACTTTCATCTATTATCCAATATACACCTATATCCTGGCTTCAGGTTATTACAGAGGAGATAGAGATAATACCTCTTTGGATAGTAATCAGAGTACTTGAACATAATTATAGAAAAATAGAGGGACTACCGACTGCACCTTATAAATCAGATGCAATTATTAAGAAGTCTCTACCACTTTTTAAATAAAATTTCTTTCCTTACATATGAAAAACTTTTTAAAATTATTTGCGAACTTTGTAGTTCTTATGATTCTTTATCTTATGGTCGCATATGCATTTAAGTATATGCTACTTGCTTCTTTCATAATGGTAACTCTAAAATATACTTGGAAGCGTAAATGGAGTGATGCTGTTCCTATTATGAATCAAACACTTATGGATTCACTTCTTAGATTTGACAGATATTGCAATCAAGAGTATAGAACTATGCTTAATACTCTATTTGTAAAAGGTAAACATTATCCATTTGGACATAAAGATGAAACTATATCATCTGCACTTGGAAAAAATCAGAAAAGAGGAACACTTTCTGTTCTTGGTTGGATTCTTGTTATCTTCCTTTGGATTCTTGATTTTAGAGTATGGTTTAAAGGAGGACATTGCGTAGACAGTATAGACCTAAGATACAACTCTGAAATAGATACTGTACAGGCATAATAAAAGTAAATTGTTAAGTGATTTAAATTTATTTGTTAATCTAATTGTTAAAACAGTTGTCCCGGAGTTTAATTACTCCG